TTATTTCAACAATACCGGCGTCAAGTCCACTTTCTCCATCCAAGCTTTTTACTGGAGTTATACCGCTAAAACTATAAACAATAGCCGGGACAGCTGCCCCATGGGGCAGTTCTATTGGATAAATCCTGTTGGAAACGAGATCTATAATCCCGTCGCTCTCAGCCAATGTTTTATAAACATCCGTCTGCATCATGCGGATTCCTGGCTTAGTTGTGATATTTTTTTAGCAAGAGTTTCCTTGAATTTATCCAGCGCCTTTTTTTGAGCACGTTGAAACGCTATTTGAACAAAAGACATCTTTTTGATAAATTTTGTCCCAAATTCGAGAAAGGTCCAGTAATAGGCATCCAAATCTTTCTTTGACATCTTACGGCCATGCCTTACGCCAAAAATTACGTTTTCTTTGAAAGGGTTAGGCTTAGACATGGTTTTTATATACATCGCCCTACGCAATCGGCCTGTTTTCATCGGAGCCAAGGCTCGGGCCTCTTTTTTAATCTCCTTCGCACCGGCAACGAGGGCGCCCTTCAAGGCCTTTCGACCGATCTTGGGCCCCAGGGCGAGCATTTTCTTTTCTAATTCTTTAAGTCCTGTTATTTTGACTATAACCATATCAGGCATTTATCACGCCCTCCGAACACATCAACTGCAATTCTCTGTGCGCTTCCAATGGATCGATGACGGTCTGGATCACATATGTTTTCCCGCCATATTCGGCTTTCATCCCTGCGGAGACATCATTCCGGTATCTGATCCTGATCTTCGCCGTTATTTCGCTTTGGACCTGTTGCTGCGCCCAAAACTCACGTCCAGATACTGGTTCTACGGCGGCCCATACAGTGGCCACCTCTTCCCAACTTGTGTTAGGCTGGCCGTAAGCATCGACAGCCGGACTGCCTGTCACAAGTTGCGATATCTTCACTCTTTTGTTAAGCCTGCCCGCCTGCGTCATGTCCCCATTTCCAGTCTGTAAAGAGATAAAAGATTTACCAAAGCCTGATTGGCAACCAAAGGTTTTTCGACCTGGGCATCCCTATTTTCAAATAGATCTGCGATTTGCATGAGCATGGCTGTTTTTATCGTCGGCGGTAATGCTGTGCCCGTTGCAGGACTTTCCCCAGGATCGCTATCATCGTAACCGGCAACAAACCTGACACGCAAAGAATCTCCGGCGCCGGAGGCGACCGGCCAGGAATTTAGAGGGATAATAAGCCCTGGTTCGGAATCGCTCACAATGTATTCATCGGAGTCAAGCGTCTGCTCCACATTGTTGCTGTCGAGATATTTTATTGATGTTACAGATCGAAGTGGCGCGGGTAAAACGATAGGCGCATTGTTGACAGGAAATCCTTTATCTCTTAGTTCAACGGTTTGGACGCCGATGCGGCGGAAGAGATATTCCTCGCACATAAGCCGCGACGTGGAAATAAGGGCTTCAATAAGGGTCTCCTCAGAATCCGAAAACTCGGCGCGCATAAACTCTGCGGCTTCGTCTACAGTTATGAGTTCAGCGGCNGGCGGTGTTATCAGTTTTAACATANNGCCTCCTCAAGCCGGATTTTNTTGAAGCATTCAAGGGCCGTTTCGCGCGTTGAATTTATAACCTCAACNTGTTCGTTCTTNAAATCATCCGCGAGCTTGGAAAAATTTTTTATCCANGTCCTGATAGGCATNTCTTTGTTCAGGCGGCCTGGATGATCCCCGTGCCAATGGGTCTTATTCTTTTTCCCTCGTTGCATATCAAACCCTAAAAGGATAATTTTTTTTGCTCCAAAAAGATAGGCCAGATTAACAGCTTGATAACCTCCATTGGCCCCGTAATTTATCTTCTCCCTGCCCAACCCCTCTGCCTTATCACCGTCAATTTTGTTCAGGCCATATTTTGATGCCGCAGTGACATCCTGGGTCCACAGTTCCCCTGTGAATTTCAGAAGGACGTCCCCAATATACCTTTCCCACCATTCCCCGTCGCAAGCATAAAGAATATCAGCCCACAAAGCCAGCTGATAAGACGTATTAACGACAATTACCTTGCGGTTTTTGTCTTTCTCGCGCCACTTTTTGACTTTTTTGCAGTCGGAATCTGTAAGGCTTGGGCCGCTGGCAATGATAGCCCACTCTTTGCACTCGCTCCGACGGGGGGTGAAAAAGATGGCTGCCCAGGGGCCCTCAATGCCGGGCCCGCGGAAAATTCCTCCGCAAGCCCGGCATTGATAAGCATCTTGGCATAACCATCGTCTGTGTCCACTATGCGCCCCTCCGGGACATTGCCGATCCCTGGCCTTGAGCTTATAAATGGACGTTTTGCGATGATCTTCATGCCATACCTTTCGTTTCTTGACTCATCAGAGAGTCAGACTTCCGTAGCGCACCGATGCCGGCCGCAACCCGCCAAGCACACCGCGCTTTTCGGCCCTGATCGTGACCAGGTTCTGCTGGAAGTTGGTGTCGTCGCTTTCCGACATCTCAACTTCTGTTTCCTGCCGCGTGAGATACATAAACGCGATGTCAAACGCCGCAACAAGCAACTTATCCGCTGTCATGCTGGGCGTCAGAGCGATCGGCTTACCCCACAGGGTCGGGACGATGGCGCCGAACGGAGACCCTACCAGATAGTTCTTGTTCTCGTCCTTCAGGCGCTCGATGGAACCCCAGGTCGCCGGATTGAGGATGATCCCATTGGCCGGATAATCCGCGTTGTCAAGAGCGCGGATGGCGCGGTTGATGGAATCGATCGCGGTATCTCCGGACGTGGGCGTGAACGCCGTGAAGTTCGGAGATACGGTCATGCCCGTAAGGTTCTGGCCGACGCCGTTGCCGGCAACGATCTGCGTCTCTTCGCGCAACTCCACGCCGTAGCGCAGGCGGTTCTGGATATACGCCACAAGGGCTGGAGCATCGTTCATGATCNNGCGNGAAACCTTAAGCCAGTGAGCGATGGTCACGACCGGCNNCGTATAAAGCTCGAAGGTCAGGGTGCTTTCGGGCTTCGCCGTCCCTTCCGCCGTCTCTGCCGCAGCATTGGTGAAGAGCAACTCGCGGGTGAACTCAACCGCATTGCTGATGGTGTTGCCTCTCGCGATGAGATCGAGAACGCGCAGCGTGCGGAACGCACCGGGGATGATACCGGGTCTGCGATCGGCAGAAACCAGGGTATCATCGTTAGCTGCCGGGCTGCCGCTCTGGCCCGTGATGGTGTTGTTCCGGGCGCCAAACCCGTTCTTCAGGGTGATGCGGCATTTGTTGGTCTGGCCGGAGGCAAAGGCCTTGTAGGCCGGATCCTCCACCAGGATCTGCGCGAAGGATTTCGGAGCCTCTTTCCCGGCCAGGATGGCACCGGTAAGCTTCTGCTCCAGCGCAACGATCTTGTCAGCGCAGACTTGCACCTGTTTGGCGGCTTCGTCTGCCTTGGCAACTGCCGCTGCCAAGCCTTCCTTGGATCCCTTTGCCTGCTCTTGCACCATCGCCTTGACAGCCTCATTGGCCGCTACCTGCGATGCCTTAAACTCATCAAACGCTTTCTTTAGCTCTTCAGGTGTCATATGTTTCTCCTTTCTAACTGGTCATCGTTTTGATCAACTCATCCCACGCTTCCTCGTCCGCATCGCGCTGGACAAGCTCGGCGGCATCACGCACGCCGGCTTTCAGGAAGATATNTTCCCGCTCTTTGCGGGAAAATCCCTCACGGGAAAGNGCCATTTCGATGGTTCTTCTTGCCTGCGCTTTTCCCTGCTTATCTTCTTTCTTTTTGTCGGGATCGCATTTTGCCTCGATTTCCTCGTCCGCAAATCCGTATTCCAAGGCATCCTTGGCCCCGATCCATGTTTCTTCGCCCATCATCTTGGCTATCTTGTTTTCGCTAAGACTTGTTCTTGCAACATAGGTAGCCAGGATTGATTCGTCAAACTGCTCAAGCGTATCCGCGGCCTTACGCAGGTCGTTTTTGTTTCCCATGACGATGGCCCAGGCGTTATGGATCATCAAAAAACCGTTGTGGGCGATTTTGATGTCATCGCCGGCCATCGCGATCACCGATGCCGCCGATGCCGCCAAACCCAAAATATTCACGGTGACATTGCCTTTGTGCTGCGCCAGAAGGTTGTAAATCGTCGCTGCCTCAAAGACATCACCGCCGGGCGAATTGATATTCACCACCACATCTTTGTCTTCACCGATCGATCTCAACGCAGCAGACATCCTCTTGGCGGTAAAGCCCTCGCCGAAGAAATCAGAACCGATGACGTCAAAAATATCGATAGAAGCGACTTCATCTTTTTTTTCGGCAACAATAGTTTTGTCCCAACGAGAAAGGATGCCGTCTTCTATCTTGTTCCGGTTAAAATTAAGACCGTCAGTCTTTAACAGTAAATGTTTTAGTTTCATTTTTCTTTCCTCCGTTCTCAAGATAGACCAGCTGTTGATCGATAAATAATTTATCCCCAGCGGCATCTGGAGGTAATCCTTCCTGGCTTCGACATTCGTTTGGCGTCATAACACCGCTTCTGATCGCCACCTGATAACCTTCGTAACGCTCTTTTTCCCCTCCGCGCAATAATTCGTCGATGTCAAAATCGGGCTCAACCGTTTCTCTTTCAGAAATATCCAGCAACTGTGTTTGGATACTGTCTTTCATCCTTGTGCGGTATGGAGACAATCCGAGCTTATACCACCCGCGGACGATCTCCATGATCCCCGATCCCCACACGGTAGAAGATGACATATCGTGTATCAAAACCGGCGGCACATCGAAAAACCGACAAATATCCTCGAGTTGGAATTTCCGGCTTTCAAGGAGTTGGACGTCTTTCGGAAGCATGGACGTCGGCGTAAACTTCATACCGGCCTCAAGGACCCGCAACGCTTCTTCTTTCCCGCTCGTTATATCGTTGTAGTTTTCTTTTAGCTGTTTGCGTTGGTCTTTAGTAAGGATTTTGTCGATAGACAAAACGCCGAACTGTTTAAATCCGCTGTTGGAAAGTCTATTAACGCTTTCCTCGGCGCCCAGTGAAATCCCAAGAGTGTTTCTCGCCTGATCCAAAGGAGACAGGCCAATGATCCCGTTGCCAAAGAGCTTTAGATGCCAGATATTGTCTTCCGAATATTCAATCATTTTTCCCGAAGCGCAATATCTGTGAACGATCCGGCCGTCGGCCGCAAGGACTGTTTCAACCTGCGAAGTCATCAGGGGCAATAAAGAAATTATCTGCCCGCTGCTGTCGCGCTCGATAAGCGAATAGGCATTCCCGCGGAAAGCCANCTGATAATACAAANNCTCGAAANACTCGCCTCTCGTTTGATATCTGTTCGGCTTCCAGCGCAACAAACGATATAGCGGATGTTTCGTGNTAACTTGTTTGTCAATNATCCGGCCAGATGAATTTCGCTTGATGGAAAAAAANTGAATAGGCAAAGAGGCCATTGTTTCCGCTGTGCGGCGGATGCAGGCAAAAGCGGCCGCGACTTGCAAAGCCGTATCGTCATTTACGGTCTTTGTCGTCATTCTTCCCGACGACGGTGTCAAATTCTGCGTCCCTACATCCCTTCGGGTGCCGCTGCCAGTGAAAAAGCTTATGATTGACCTCAACAAATGCTTTCCTCCTTCTGCCAAAAAATAAAAAAGGCCGACCCCGCCGTGCACGGAATCGGCCATAAATCCAGACAGGGAGCGACCCTGTCTGGTTAAATTGTTTGATT